AAGCTATCTACGCCCACACGGCGGGCGTTTTCAGACGATGTTGGTTGCGAGCGATCTGCATGACATCAATGTTGATCGATTTTGGCTTGAGGTGTTCCTAGACTCGGCGCGACGGATTCAGCCCGACATTATTGTGCTCAATGGAGATGTGTGGGATGCGCCCGAGTTTGGGCGCTACACGGTCGATCCAAGGGAGTGGGATGTTGTTGGACGCATTCAATTTGTGCATGAAAATATCTTGAGGCCGCTTCGCGAGGCGTGCCCAAACGCCCAAATTGATTGGATTGACGGCAATCATGAAAATCGCCTTGTCAGACATCTTGCAGATGCGACCCCAGCACTGCGCACGATTCTTTCGGATTTGCATGGGTTTACGATCGGCTCGTTGCTTGGCCTGGATCGCTTTCAGGTGAATTACATTGCTAAATCGAACCTTGCGGCTTATCGGATCACCGACATCAAAGCCGAGGTTGCGAAAAACTACAAAGTCTATTTCAACGCTTACGTCACCAATCACTTTCCAGATGGGATGCGATTGGGAATGCCCGGATCAAACGGACATTGCCATAAATTTAAGGTCACTCCGTGCTACAGCCAAATGTTCGGCTCTTATAGCTGGGTTCAAACAGGTTGTGGTCACATGCGCGATGCCTCCTACACCAATGGCGAGATGTGGGACATGGGATTTTTGATCGTTCACGTTGACACCCAAAACGCTCTGGTGAATCAAGAGTACGTTCCAGTTTCCGATTTTGCAGTTGTGGGTGGGAAGTATTACTTCAGACATCAGACTCAATAGGCACTCTTTATGAGCCCCCCGACCAGCTCTTCAAATCTCGCTTACGCACCACAGGATCAGAAAACATGGAAGACAGCAAGATCCCACAGCCACAGAGGGGTCCAAAAAGTAGCACCGATGTCCTTGTCCAGCGGGCGCAGATCGTTATCTCTGCGCTCGGTGCCGCACTCGCCCTCCATCTCGCCTCCAGCTCTGTGGTTGGGTCTATTCGCAGCGACATTCATGATCTTGCACTTCGTGTTACCGCTGTAGAGGTTGGAATTGCAGCGGCAGCCGAACGCGGCGCTGATTATCGGATGCGCATTTCTGAAATTGAAAAAGAGCAGAACGAGCGGCTCAAGGAGATTGAAACTGAGTTGAAAGGCAAATAGTTGGTTTGTGCGCGAGGTACCCGGTTTTATCACAGGTGGTGTCCTAATCATTCACATGAAGCAGAAATCTAAACGGGAAGGTATGAATCGACATCACTATCATCACCACGATGACGACGATTCGATGAACGACGATTTGAAGTATTGTGAGCCTCCCGCTCATCATCGCCGAGAAAAGACGAAGGCGATTAACAAACGACAAGCGCGGTATATTTCATCCATTGAGTCCAACACCATCACATTTGGACTCGGCCCCGCTGGTGTTGGCAAGAGCTATGTGGCAGCCGCGCTTGCCGCCGAGGCACTTGCCGACAAGCGTATCAATCGCATCATCGTGACACGCCCAACGGTAGAAGTTGGAGAGTCGCTTGGCTTCCTGCCGGGCGAGCTGAGTGACAAGTTTGCACCCTACATCGCCCCGGTACGTGATGTGCTCCAGCACATTCTTGGGCCTGGGCATTTGGGCTATGCGCTGCGGCACAATAAGATCGTGCCGATTCCGCTCAGCCTGATGCGAGGCATGAGTCTCGATGACAGTTGGATTTTGCTCGATGAGGCGCAAAATTCCACCCCAGTGCAGATGAAGATGTTCCTAACGCGAATCGGTCGCAACAGTCGCGCCATCATTAATGGGGATTTGGAGCAATCCGACCTTCCTCGTGGTGCGGTTTCTGGCCTTGAGGATGCCGTGATGCGTTTCGGAGATGACCCCGAAATTGGCGTCGTACACTTTGACGATGATGACTGTGTGCGCTCAGGGATTGTTCGACGCATCTTAGAGGGGTATCGATAACCCCAAACAGATCACGCCTATACTTCTCAGTCACGACTGAGGTATCATCACACCCTGCGCGGCGCGAGCTTCGCGGGGTTTTTCGTGGAGGGGGTATGTGCTGGTTCGATTACGTCGACATGACGCCGGAGTACAAACGGGCACACTTTGTCGAAGCCTATTCGGTGGCGTTTCGAGCCCAGTACGCTCGGCGTGTCGACGCAACAATCGCCCCTTTCATCAATCCTATTCCAGGGATGAAGCATCAAGATCCCGAGACGCTGATCCATCAGAAAGGCAAATATAACGGCATCAATCGGGGCATACAGGCTGCCGATTCGATTTCCGTGCCCTACCCTTTCTATTGTTCAACGGCGCTGGAGAAGGCCACTAAGGGGCTTTGGACGCATATCCCCAATGTCATGCAGATTGCGACGAAAGATCAGGTCGATATGATTAAAGAGGAATGGGATAAGCATCTTGCCAATATTATTGTGCTGCCCGATCCTCGCCATGTTGAACGCTACGGAATTCGCTTTGTGGCGTACTTGAAGAAGCTCGTGTCGCTGCGTGAGCGCCCGTGGCATCTTGTGAGACATTTGATTCAGGAAGGTTATATTTCCGAAGACGGCGCAATGATGCTCTTCGGCGAAGACATTGCCAGACAGGCCCAGGGGTTGATGCGTGCAGAGCCAATATGATTTTAATACCGCGTTTCAAGATAAAATTGCCGCACTGGTTATTCGCGATTATTCGTTCTACGAATCTACCAAAGGACTGATTCTTCCGGAGTATTTCGAGTCCCAATTTAACGCCGTTCTGGTGTCGATTGCGACGGCATTCTATGATAGCTATCGCTCCGCGCTCACCCCAGTTGGCTTTGTCGAACTGATTAAAGAGCGCAAGAAATCGGGAAGTATTCGCAAGGACACCTTCCAAGACATCGATAACACCTATCTTCGGCTACTGACGACGGATATTTCTGATCGTCATCTGGTGATTGATCGGGTTGTTGACTTTGCCAAACATCGCGCGATGGAAAAAACCATCGTCGAATCAGCAACCTATTTACAAAGTGGTGACTTCAGTAAGATTGAGAAGTCATTCAAGACTGCGTTGTCGATCGGTGCGGCAGACAATAATGGGTATGACTTCTTCGACGAGGTTGATCAGCGTACTCAGCTTCGGGAGGATGTTTCGTCGGGCAAAGTCGCCCCAACAGGAATCACGACCGGGCTTGCTGAAATTGATCAGCGGCTCTATCACAAGGGTTATGGCCGAGGCGAGGCGTCGATTTATATGGGCGCTGCGAAATCTGGAAAATCGACCGCGCTGATTTACGCTGCCCTTGCGGCTGTTCTATCGGGACACAATGTGCTTTATGTCACGCTGGAAGTGTCTCGGCAAATCACCGTTGATCGTCTGGATGCCTGTCTCACCAGCACGCTTATGAATGATTTGAATATGGACGCCGCATTGGTTGCTCAGAAAATTCAAAGTATTAAGCAGTCGCGCAATTTAGGAGCGCTAAAGGTTCATGAGTTTCCGTCTGGCTCTTGGAGCCCAGCAGACGCACATCGTTTGGTTGAAAGCTATAAGCGATCGGGACTGATCTTCGATGAGATGATCATCGACTATCTTGACATCATGCGTCCCAATTTCCGCAATGAAAAAGACATTGAGAATAGCCGAACGATTTGGATCGATTGTCGTGCATTAGCCCAAGAGAACAATTTTGCATTGGTTTCCGCGACACAGACGAATCGGGACGGCTTTGGTGCTGACGTGGCAACCTCGATTCATGTCGCTGACGACATCAACAAGATCCGTACCGCTGACCTTGTGATTTCGATCAACGCCACTGATGAGGAAAAGCGTCAGGGCATCAATCGGTTGTATCTCACAGCGGGTCGTAATCAGGAAGACGGCATCACCATCAAAGTGACGACAGATCGCTCACGGATGACCTTTATCACCAGCGTCGTCAGTGTAACCTAGCAACATGAACAGAGACGATACACTTAAAGAGCTGATCGAGTCGATTGATCCCGAGCTGTTGCTTGATCGGGAAGGTTTTCACTACAAGGTGACGGCGGGATCTCGCGGCGCTCAGCTCAATGTCCAAGATTGCCCGTCATGTGGCGATCACAATTGGAAAGTGTATCTGAATGCCGAGTCTGGACTTGGGAATTGTTTTAAGTGTGACGCCAAATTTAATCTGTTTTCGTTCGTCAAGGCGCACGTTGGAAACGGGAAAGACGCGGTTGAACTTCTCAAAAGTGTAGCAGCAGAACAGGGCTATCGACCCATTGCCAAACCCGCTCCTGTAGTGCGCAGAACAGACTTTGAGTTGCCGGATTCGGTGCCGATTCCTTACCTTGGACAGAACCTTCGCTACTTGGAAGAGCGTGGGATTCGTGCAGAAACTGCACAATACTTCGGTCTTCGCTATTGTGCGGTTGGGCACTATCTCTATCTTCTCGGAAACGAGGCGAAAACGGTCGACTTTTCTCAACGTGTTTTATTTCCCGTCCATGATCTCGATGGGACGATGAAGACCTTCCAGGGTCGTGATGTGACGGGACTGTCTCCAAAGAAGTATTTGTTCCCGTCTGGACTGGCCGGATCGGGAGTGTTTTTGTACAACGGCCATAATGCGATCGGCGCTAAATCGATCGTGATCGGTGAGGGTGTGTTCGATGTCATGGCAATCAAACAAGCGTTCGATACTGAACCAGACCTCCGTGACGTTGTTCCGATCGGCACCTTCGGGAAGCACCTCGGGTGTAACGGGGGCAACGACATTGGAGATCAATGTGGGCGTTTGCTACAGCTTCGACGAATGGGTTTGGAGAACATTACTTTCATGTGGGATGGCACCAAAGACGCCCTCGTTGCCGCTGTCAAGTCTGCCGAGAAATTAGCCCGACTCGATTTCAAAGTGAGAGTTGCCAAGTTGCCCCAAGACTGTGATCCGAATGAAGTGTCCCCGGAAGCTGTTGTGTATGCTTATTATCACGCGAAACCTTTTAGCAATCGGCTACATGCAATGGCCGTCTTGGGTGAGATGTGATGAGTTCTTACGCACTAACGTATGCTAGGTTTGAAAAGACAGAAACGGGCGATTGTTACAATTGGGTTGTTTTGAAAATTACTCATCCGACGCGCTCAACGCGCTACTATGCATTCATTTCTTATGGTAAGCGGGGCAGACCCTATAATAAAGTTGTGATGGGGTTTGAGCATCGTGATGAGGTGATGAATGCTTTTTTCAACATTAAGCGCCAGAAGATTGACGAGGGTTACAGGCAAGACCCGATTCGAGAGCTTGTTTTTGGGTCGGGTCCACAGTTCGTGCGTATGATGGAGGGCCGGGAAGCTGTCTCTTCTGAGTGGCTATGGCTTTTTGACGTTAGCGGGTCGCAGATCCTGACTTATGTGACCGTGTACGATCTTGAAACAATCCATGAACCCGTCTTGAAGCCTTTAGAGTCTGAGCCTAAAGCTCTTAGGCTGAAAGACCTTCCAACGATCATAGGTTCTTGGTGATGAACACTTACGCACTGACAAACGATCGCTTCGAGAACTTGGATACGGGCTCTTACTATAACTGGGTACTGTTGAAAATAAGCAATCATT